TGTTGTTCCCGTCGCACGGCAATCGATCAAGAAGCCTTACGAGGCCAAGGATCTTGCCAAGGGCAGAGAGAACGACCCCATCTCTGGCTTACCGCTCAACAAGGATGGCACGGTCACCCTCTACTTTCCTGCTACCAACGAAGTGGCTCGTCGCACTATTCAAGATAAGCGACTGCGTGGTGCCACACCAGAGAGCAATCGCATCTACCTGACCAATGAGTCCAGCGGACCAAGAGTCATGGAGAATCCGGGCAACATCGATCAACCCATGGATGGCGCTAACGTCATGATCCATGTTGATCCTTCGTTGATTCACTTTGATCAGGAGTTCGCAGACGGACGTAAAGACTTCTTTGTTCAGTTGGCAGAGGGCAAATCTTACGCTGACAAGATGAGACAGACCCGTCTCTTCACCTTGGATGCGCCTCGCACCCGTGCGCTATCGGTCGATACAAAACTCGTAGACCTTGAGCGCAGTGTTACCAATTCTATCAACAACTACCTGAGTCTAAACGCTCAAGAGCGTAAGGCTAGACTGAAGCAAGCCCGTGAGGTTCTGAAGACCGAACATAATGTCGGTACGTTGATGGGCGAAAATGGCAAGTTACAGAAGACTCGCATTGGTGATTATGGTTTGACCTATGATGGCAAGAGCGTTGCCTCCATGGGTCTTGGCTTGGCCAGCGCACAGCGAATCAATGAGCAGAATCTTTCAACCTGTCCGTTGTCTGCGATGTGCGAAGGGCTTTGCCTAGGCGAAACATCTGGTCAAAATCAACTTTATGGTGGAGAAGGGCAGTTCAGGTCTGGACCACGCCTGTCTCAGTATCTCAAGACTGAGGCGCTTGTTCAGCATCCTGAAGAATTTGCTGTTGTTCTTTATGACGAGATTGCCAAGTTTGAGAAGTGGGCAAACTCTGAACGGGGAATGGAGCAGATTGAAAACGAGGCTGGTGAGAAAGTCATGCAGCCTAAGCAGGTGTATCAGCCTGCTATTCGGTTGAACGTCACATCTGATTTTCGTCCGCAAACTTTTGCGTCGATTATTGGTGCGTTTCCGAATGTCATGTTTTATGACTACACGAAACTACCGACACGCTCTATCGCGTCCAATCATCATCTGACCTACAGTTCCACGGGAGCCAGTCAGGTAGTGAACGGAGAGACCATCATCAATCCCGGCAGCAACTGGGACAAGATGGTTCAGCGTTTAAATGAAGGCTTAAATGTTGCGATGGCTTTTACCAGTCGCAAAGACATGCCTGACTTTGTCGTTGATGAAAGGACTGGACAAAGGTTCCAAGTCTGGAACGGCGACAACTACGATGCACGATTCCTAGATCCGAAGAGGGAAGATGGAGTCGGAATGATTGTTGGTTTGACAAACAAGGACAAGACCACAAAACCAGAGGAAGCCGCCAATAAGTATAAAGGATTCTTTTTAGACTATGACCGGGCGCGTGATGGCGACACGCTTACCATCCTTAATCAAGGCAGACTAAGGATATCCACAGCCCCTGCAACCTTAGCAGAAGCAGCGGCAATAGTTCCCCGTGTGCGTGAGTCTCGCCGTCCCGGAACCCCTATAGGACCAGAGCAGCCCGGTCCTTCAACAGATACTGATAACTCTAGTGCCGCAGAGGCGTTAAACAACGGGCAACCAGTCAATTCTGTTGGCATTCCTACTGGCCCACAGATTGACTCTACTATGCCAGACGGCACGGTAGACATCTCAGAAGCAAAGATTGCTCCTTTGATGCAGAGATTGATCATTCAAATGATACAAGGCGCTCCAGATAAATTACGGTCTGGCATGGGCCTTGATGATCTTGGCAAAAGAATTGAAAATTACTACGACGGATTTGCAGCCAAATTAGGAATGGTCAATGGAGTCATATTTGATGCATTTAGAGAACTTGAAAAAGTAGAACTGAGTAACCCAGTTCAAATGGTTCTTATTGCCCGTGAAAACAAAAGGGCAGCATTAGAAACATTCGAAAGATTTATCCGCGCTCGTGAGAACAAACGCACAGAAGAAGCGCAGGCTATTCTAAATGAAGCCACAGAGAAAGAACGGAAACTGATTGATGCATGGATTGAAATTGCCAGAATAACTGGCGAGGTCAATACCAGAGTCCGCGCCCCAAATGGGCAACCAATGAAAGTTTGGGATGCAAAGGTAGGCAAATGGAGAGCAATCCGTTCAGTTGAGAATTTTTTCCCCCGCACCTTCCGTAAGGAAGTAATGGCGGTTATGAAGAATCCAGACCTTGATCCTGCACTTTGGCAAGAACTTCTGGAAGCAATCGTTCAATCAGGAAAAGCAGGTAATCAGGCGGAAGCAAGAGAATACTTACTCCGTAAATACTTCTCCAATGAGGTTAAACAAGACTATTTCTCAGGCGTTGAGAAGGCTCGTAACGAAGCACTTCCTGAAATCTTTTATGACTACTCATGGGATGCGGCAACACGCTACCTCAGGAAGTGGGCAAGAAGAACATCTCAAATTGAAAACTTTGGTCAAACCACAGCAAGGCTAAACAAAACGCAGATGGAGTGGTTTGATAGAAACATTCCAGATGTAATGGATACAAAAACTCAAGAGTACCTTAATGATATAAGAAACATTATTTATGAGGTAGGTAATTTCGACGTTATTACTAATCTCCAAAATTGGGGCGGCTCTCTTGCTACAGGATTATTTCTTGGAAATCCTGTTACCTCAGGAGTGAACTTTGCTGGCGGAACTCTTCTTAACATGCAAGAATTTGGAGCCAAAGAAATTTCAAAAGCATATCTTGAGTTAATGAAAAACTGGGGAGATGTCCAGATAGATGGAACCACGCTTGGAATTTTGAACAAAGATTTTTTAAATATCTTAAACGATCACATAGAATCGGATGTAGATAAGTATTTCGGCGGAGACTCAAGAGAACAAATCAAGATACCGAAGACTAAGTATACACCAGAAATAAAATTCTTTTTGCCAGAGTCTGTTGAATTATCAAGGGCTTTTGCAAAATTTGCGAATGTTATGTTGACCTTTGGTGGATACAATGCTTCTGAGAATGTTGTACGCGCAGCAGCGATGCTTGCATCACGCGCAAGATTAAAGAGTTGGTTGGATGCTGTAAACGAAAACAGAGAGTCCCCTGCCGCAAAAGACTTCTTCAATTGGGTTCAGCGCGAAAAACTTGATGCAGAAACATTGATTATTGAGAATGGCGCTGGTCCAGAAACTGAAAAATACATGCGTCGTGCAGTCAATGTCCCTCAGGGATCTTATGACATTACCATGACTCCTGTATTTGCTAATACTCAGTTTGGAAGATTCTTTTTAAAGTTCCAAAAGTTTGGAACTCAAGTTAATAGATATGCCTATAACCATTTTCTGAAACCTTTTTTTAAAGATCCAAATCCAAAAACATTGATGAGAATGCTTTCTTTTATTGGATATGGAATAGTTGGCGGTGCCGCTGTTGCTGCATTCAGAGAGGCGCTTGGATACGGAGACCCCGGCCCAGATTACGATGAACTTGAGGAGGCTCTAAAGGATAAAGAGTTGGTTGTTCTGTTATCCCTTTTATGGTCACGCGCATATCAAGATCTTGTTGCATCTGGGATACTTGGATTCTTTGGTAACTATGCTCAGATGGGAAAAGATTTTCTTGATCAAGATCGTGTTAAGAATCCTTTCCAACCGCCCGGAATTGCATCGATCAATGCCTTTCTTGAGTTGTATAGAAGGGGCATAGATCAAAAGAAACTTACTGCCCGTGACTTAGATGAAATTGTAGAATCAAGTTTCTCTTTTTATCGGGCCAACAAACGAATTACTCTGGCTGCTATGGATGCAATTGGCGTTGACTTCCGCGAAGTCAGGCGATTTGCTGCACAGAAGGAAGTTCGCGAGGTCCGGGAATACGGGCGGCGATACAGCGAAGCCATGGATATAGAGTTTAAACGGAGGACTGCTCCGGGGACGTTTGCTGCAACTCCGATGACACCTGTTAACAAAGCAGTCTCTGATGCTTTGCTGTTGGGAGATGCTAGTCGTGCAAGAGCAATTATTAATAGAACATTAGCAAAACTCCCTCCCCAAGAAAGGCAAAGAGCCATGGCAAGCATTCGTGCTGCGGTACGAAATCGTCAGCCTATTCAGATTGGCGGCAAGTCACCCAATCAAGAAAGTCGTAAGGAATTTATGTTGTGGGCTAGAAAGACACTACCTAGTAGCAAATACCGCCTCATAATTCGTGTGGATAGGCGCTACCGGAATGCCGCTAGACAGGCTGGACTAGGGTTTAGTGAGGAGTAATGAGCCGGACCAAGCACGAGAGTGACTACATGGGCAGGGTGAAGTCCCTGTCCTGTGTCCTCTGTGACCTCCTAGGACAGCCCCAGAGCGGCGTAACGGAGGCTCACCATATCCGCACAGGGCATGGCATGGGCGACCGCGCCAGCGACTTCCTGACCGTCGCCTTGTGTGTGGAATGCCACCGGGGAACCCATGGCTTCCACGGAACCAAGACCCTGATGAGGATCGCCAAGTTAACTGAGATGGATCTACTGGCTGAGACTATCCGCCAGATGGACAAAAAGGAGGGGAGAGGTTATCTCCCCTCAAGTCGGAATGTACTTCCACCAACTGACAGCAAACAGGAGAACGCTGTCGCAGCGGACGATATCAGGGTGGGTCAGACCATTCAACCCCGTGTTCCGCGCCGAAAGAGCAGATCAGGTCAATCAGATCCGACATCTCCTGCTTAGACATCCCTGAAGTAGGTTCCCCAAGGAAGACCATACCCCCGTCAATACCGGGGACCATGCGCTGTCTACGGATGGCTGCGGTGAAGACCCACTTCCAGTCCCTCTTGGACATCTTCTCCCCGTGCCATTCGACCTGAAGGGAAATGTCTGAAAGCAGGGACCACATCAGCGCGTTCTGTCCAAGGCTCCTGCGGTTTTGCTGGATGACCTGACCTAGAGCCGTCTCAAGTTCTGGTTCCATGGGTCACCGGATTGAACGTTTCGATGATCTCCACTTCCATCACGATCTCAGTGGGAACCACATAGATTTTCTGTTCATCGCGGTTGCGTACACGAATGATGGAGTATGGAATCTTGTTTTTATCGACAGAGAACTGGGCCTCTTCCAAAGCATGGTCAATGTCAGTGAACGCCGTTCTGTTTTCTAGTTGCACGTTTCTTTCTCCTGTTTAGTTTGTCATTCTCAGCGCGGAGGAATCTGATCTCATCCGCGCACCGTTTAAATAGTTCCGACACCACGATGTATTCCAGTTCCGTGGTAATGGCATTGATATCGTCTTTGGAATTCTCTACCCAAGACAAGACCTCAAGAATGTCTTCCCTCTCCAAGTTCATTCTTTGATGTTCTGATTACGCCAGAACTTATCAAGCAAGGCTAACTCGTCTTTGAGTTCCGCAATCACCTGATCGCGCATCTCTATGTCCTTGAGATAGCCCTTGATCCGATCACGCAGTTCCCGAATCTCTCTTTGATATTCGACAGGTGAATGAGACATCGCATCCCATTCTTTCTGCCATGAACCCGGAGGGGAATCTTTGTCAACTGTCATGACCAAACTCCTTACGAGCATCCTCCCTGACGAGCCACATCAATTTTGCAATTAGCATTTGCTCAGTGCGGTTCTCAGGTTTGGTTGTATCAAACTTCTGAGCAATGTCATGGACCATGCTCCAGTCTACGAACTCCAAGTTCCCTGCTTCACCAATCTTGCACCAAACCTTCTCGACTTCCTTAGTTGGAATGTCTAGATAGGAGACATCTTCTTCATCACTCATTGGAAATACCTCGTGATATTTTAATCCATTCATTACCGTATTCGACGTTCATGTAGTCCCGGAACCATGGACCTCCGCGAGTGAAATGAACAGCGACAGGATTCGGGCAATCATTTCTCGTATGCCAACCCTCCAGATAGTTATAGGCGGTTGGCACCTCGCCAATTACATCGTTGGTTGCCCACTGTAGCCTGTGTAGATAAAGACCCGTCGCAGTGTTGACAGTCTCTAGTGTCAAATTTTTTCTGACCTGCTCGTGACCGCAGTTGATCAGCATCAGGCTTGACCAATTCTTGCGCGGATACTGGGTCTGTATCGCGCCATCCATCTTGGTCTTCTCAGGCGGGTTGTAGTTGTGCTTGACCACACACACTGCTTTATCGTTGTTCATGTAGTCAGCAAGTCCTGCGACATCTCCTCTCCACATGAAGTCGCAGTCCATGAACACTGCCCAGCCTTTGTATCCAGCCAGATACGGAACGAGGAAACGTGTAAACGTGAACTCAGTGGAGGACAGTGGATCGCGTTCTCTCCAGAATACACTTCGTTCGCGCATCTCTGTTTGCTTGATGGGATTGATTTCAAGCGGAATAGAAGAATTTTTTGTGAGAGATTTCACGCACACCTGATAGGCGATATCTTCGCGACTGTCCCAACCGATAAAGATTTTCATAACTTCTTCATGATCCAATCATCTATTACGCGACCTATTACACGATACCGTAGTTCTCTCATCAGGAACCTTACCGCAGCGTGTCTACCCTCTTCGGGTATGACGTACTTCTCTTTCTGTTCGATGATGATGATCGGGTCGTTGTTCTTTAAAGTCTCAGTGGCACCCTTGATGACATCCAATTCATAGCCCTCGACATCGATCTTAATAAAATCCACATCCGTAAGTTTGAAATGATCCAAAGGAAACATGGGGATGAGTCCCTCTTTCCCGCGATTGATATGGGTGCATCCTGTGTTGTCATGTTCGATCTGTATCGCAACATGACCTTCTCGCAATCCCAACGCGCAGCGATGCAAGGCGTGTACCTTGGGTGCGTTCTTGAGTAGGATGTCTGCGAACTCATCACAGGGTTCGAAGCAGATTACTTTACTAAATTTCTCAGTCAAACCTCTTGACCAGAGTCCAACATGAGCGCCAATGTCAACGGCTGTTCTGAAATTACTGCAATACCCTATCGACGTTTTTTGATGGACAGGTTGATAGGCATTCGTCTTGATGTTTTCAAAGTACTCCATGATGTGCTTTTCCCTGTCCGGGAACCACCAACCTTGAACCTCTTTCATAATTTACGCCTGTTCCGAATTGCATTGACACAATCCAAACATCCTTCCGCATAGCCTCCTTCCATAAAGACCATCAAATCTTCACAAGCCTTTGCACACGCCTCTCTTTCTTCAGCAACAACGAGGGCCGAGAAGCGTTCGAGGCAAAGCCACATTGGCCCCTCGAACTTGATCTGCTGATCTTTGGCAAGACTGACTCCCGCTGACTTGGCGAACTGAATGATTTTCTGACGATTCATTGCATCTGCTCTTTACGAGAGCCTTTGTAGTGAATGATCTTTGGATCACGGCCTTCTAAGTACTCAGGTAAACATGCATACCGAGTTTCCAGTAGGGTTCCGAAGTCATTCATCTTCGCCCATATCTTCATGGCTTCCTGATCGCCGTACCATTTGCGGTACTTGGGATCGATGTGATCCATGATCGAGAGCAGTTCCGACCAGACCGTGTAGTCCTGAGTCACCGTCGCACAGGCAAGATACGGAAACACCTCAGCCATGGTCTTGCCTTCGTACTCTTTGAAACTAAGCCCTCTGATTTCTGTGTTGAATAAATGATCACGGCTAAAAGATCGTTCGCAAAAAAGCGCACGTTCTTTCCCAAGCAATTCATCTGGAAAAATCTCTGAACAGACAATCATGTCATCATCCAGATAGATTGCCGGGTAATTGAGTTTCAGTTCAGCGTAAATCCTGAGGCGATATTCCATGATTTTTGACGGGTCGAGGTCCAACTCAAACCGCTCAGTGCCATCGATAAGCGGTGTCTTTGAATCCGTACACATGATGATTCTTGCATCAGGATTCGTCTCTCGAATCGACTCTACAAAGTTTGTAGCGCCTAAGATCCGATCCCCATTTGATATCGTCATGAAAACAAACGTAGGCTGACAGCCTTTCTTCAAGTTTCTTCTAAGGTCCATCTCAATGTCAGCAACTTGCGCGTCCCACGCGGCTGTTGCATAGGATTTTCGATACGTCTTAACGCATGGGTACCAAAGGTTTCTGTTTCCTTGGGTGTTGTTCCAGTACCAGAGTTTGTTGCTGTCGAGCAGGAAGGTTGGTGTTCCAACGGATCCTGCGATGTGACCAGTGACGTTGCTGACGCTGACGACAAAGTCACACGCCGTGACGAGTGCGGCGAGTCCGTCGAGGTCTGTTGTATTGTCGATCTCTGGAACGATTTCAATTTTGATGCCATGTTCTTTCTCAAGATTGTAGATGTCGTGGTAATGATCGCCGTACTGTAGAGTTACGAATCTTGTGTTAGGGATTCTGAATATCGGCAGTAAATTTTTAAGTTCGATGGACTTGTGGTTACCGATTCTTGGCGCACCAGAGACCCATGAGATTCCAATCAGTTTTTCAGTTGCACCAAGATTCAGACTTGCTCTCAGTTCTGCCACACGATTCTCATCAGCAATCAAGAACGCATCCCTTCGATAGATCTTGATATCTGATTTTTGTTTGATGAACTCAATGATCAAGTTACCCATCGGGATCTGAGCGTCGATATCGCTGACCCGCGCATTCTGTGGAATGAAGTCTATGCTTGGCATGGATCGTTTAAACAAAGGGATCAGCCTCGCATCCACCATCACTGTTAGTGTTGGGGTCTGCTTCTTCACCTCAGGAAGCAATGAGCAGTAGAGAATCTGATCACCGACCCCTTGTTCCGACCAGACCAGTACGTCCTTGAAGCCGCTGTCCTTGACCCACTGCGGCTTCTTGGTTTTGAGTCGAGGACTATCAAATTTTTTGGATCTCCACCTATAGTCGAAGGTCTTCTTACTTTCCAAGAAATTTCCCTGCTGCAAATTCATCAACGCCATCGTCCACTTGATGTCGTTGTTCTCAGGGTCCATGTGTTCAGCCTTGATGAAATCCTCAGTGGCTTTTTTCCACCGTCTCATCTCCCAGTGCGCCCGACCTCTTTGTACCAAAGCCTGAATCATGGGCTGATGCAGTTCCAAAATGGGATCGAACTTCAGGACCGCTTCATCGAACTTGTCCTCATTTGCAAGGTTGACTCCAGACTGAAGCAGTTTGAGGAATTCGTCTTTCACCAATAGTCCCTATGTCCGCGAGAACAACGCCAGTTAGGCGAAGAAATTCTCCTTCGTTCATAGCGATTCTTCAGTCGCCGCAAACGAAGGAGAGACCTGATCCAACGGATCATGCAGCGTTACGATGTTTGTTGAGGATAGACCACAACTGATCCAGCACTGCACGATCATCTCTACGTTTAATCGTGTACTTCTTGGCATTGATTCCAAGTTTTCTGGCAAGACTAGATTGTGTATCCGTCAGCGCACCATGGTTTCGAGCAACGATGTAAACCAATTGTGGGGACACCTTGAGTTTCTTGGCGATGTCTTTTTGCAGGAAACCCTTGTCGAGTAAGGCTCGGATCTTTTCGGATTTGTTTTGCTTTTTGCGAGACATTTTTATCTTCCTTTAGAATGGGACTTCGATGTTGGTAGGTTCTTCGTAAACTCGGACGACAAGGGTTTTGTAAGGTTTGCCTGCAAGAGAGGTGTTGTGCCAAACGGCGAGAGACAACTTTGCCTCTTTACCGCTTTTGATGCGCTCGACAAGTTCCTTGACTAGATCCTTGCTCAAAACCATGGACCCAGACTCATCGGGTTGAGACTTGGTTTGTTTGTTGCCGGTTGAAAAAAGGTTACCAGTGTTGTCTTTAGCCTTGTAAGGCTTCGAATATTCAGCCATTGCTGTTGCCTCCCACCTTTGCTTTCAGTTGAGTAAAACCCTGCTTCAAAATGTCGTACTGCTTCGGGTAATTGCTGTCCAAGATGTCGATGAGTTTCTTGTTCTCTTTCCAAAATCCAATAAGTCCTGCCTCATCCGCACAGAACTTGTTCGCGAACTCCAACAGTTTCCCGACAACCTCAGCGGCACCCTCTTCGGAAGGGATGTCATTCGGTCCCTGCTTGGTGGGTACAGCCTTCTTTTTCTTCGGCTCAGGTTCAGACAATGCGTTCAGTTCTTCCTGAGAAATCTGGCTTACCACCTCAGGTTCACCGGGAGGATTGATGTCCTCACCCGCATAAATTCTATGACCCAATCCGAACATGGCAAGACACTTGACGAGCGTTCTCATCTTCGTGTCGCTGATCTTTCGCGCATCAGGATTCTTGATGGCGTTGTTCTTGTAGTCCATGACCGGGAGCCACATGGATCGGTGGCAGTGTCCGATCATGATGTCGCAGTGGATGGTAACCGTACCGTCCTGATGCAACTCAGGCTGAGAGAACGAGTACTCCGCATGAGGGTAGTGTTCCATGAGGACACCCCATGCCCATGCCCACGATAGATAGGACAATCCGTTCTTCTTTTCAACGTGTCTGGATACGTCGATCTTAGAAAGGGTTTCCCAGATCTTTGCGTAATCGGCAGCAATAAAGTCTTTGCTGACTTCTGAATCAGTCATCGATTGTCTCCTGTTATAAATTTATAAAAGCACTATATCAAAACATCACGGGTTATCAATAGTCTCTTGATATTTTTTATACTGCGAACACCATGCGTTTACACGGCACCAGTTAGCCGTACAACGGGTGGGTTCTCCACGACGGAACTCTATCTCTTGACCCTCAGCCAGTGCTTCGTATGCATCAGCCTCGTTGTCGTAAAGTTTGATCGCTCTTTTATTTCCAGTCTTTTTAACTGCCCAGATCGGTGGCTTTTCCCACCGTTCATCCTGCGAACACTCAGGCAGTTCCGCACCCGTCAGTCTCTGGAACTCAGCAGCCTGATGCAGTGACACCCGCTCTTGGATGTATCGATCCTGTTCCTCATCACTCCACATAGGGACGTTGATCTCTACGATGGGAGCCTTCGGGTAGTCATCTTTCTGATCCGAATCTTTTGCTCTCCAGTCACGCAGGATTGCGATAACCTTGAGCGAAGTGACTGGAAGTTTCTTAGCCTTTCTGACGAGAAAGGCATAGCAGTTCAACTGGTATTCCCATTCCTTCTTGCCAAGAATCACAGACCACACGGAGGTCGTTTTGTAGTCGATGATGGTGATGCCGCCGTCATCGATGCGTTGAACGTCGATGGCACCACTGATCACCCACCCTTCGACCTCAGCATAGAGACGCTCTTCGGTGACATGCTTATCGTCGCCAGTCTCTTCGAACATTTTGTGTGCGGCGCTACCCAGAACCGCCCACATCTTTTCACTTACGTCTTCCTCCATGTTCTCCCAGTTCTCCTGACGGAGAATTCGAACACGAGGTGAGTCGATGATTTGTGTTACGCTGCGATTGCTTTCACCCTTGGTGTATTCACTGCGGGTCAAAGCCCTGACCACTGTGTCAGGCAATCCATATTTGTTGGTAAGTTTCATGTTTTTCTCCTGTCAAACACGCTAAATCAAACACGCCAAATGCGAACGCCTTTTTTTTCTTTAGTGCTGCTGAAATCAAAACCTTGGTTGAGTTGTTTGAATCGACTGAGTCGAACACGAACTGAATGCAACACTCGTTCAATTTCACTAATGTCACATTCGACCAAAATGCTGTCACCAACCCTCAGATCCTTTAGGGGTAGTGGACCGACCCTCACCCGCTTTGCAATTCGGGCTGGTAAAGGGATGCCTTTTTCAATTTTCATGAAACCTCCTACTGTAAACTTGTGTTATTTTAACTTGTGAATTTGAGAATGCAAGTAGAATTTGTGGTGTATGGTGAGCCAGCAAGCAAGTCGAATAGCCGTCAACTTGTGCATTTAAACGGCAAGCCTGCTTTCATCAAGTCATCAAAGGCTCGTGCTTACGAGCGTGACTTCCAGTTGCAATGCAAGCGACTGGATAAATTGCTAGAGGGTGATCTCGCAGTGCATATCAAGATCTACTACGCATCACGTAGACCAGACCTAGATGAGTCTGTGATCCTTGACTGCATGCAAGGATTCGTTTACGAGAACGATAGACAGGTGAAAGAGAAGCACATCTATCACGCACTGGATAAAGAGAATCCTCGTGCGGAAATCAGGGTGGAAAAACTATGGCGGCAGAAGAAGCACTGCGGCGATACAACAGGATATGGGATCGCGTCAAGCGGTTCAATGACATCAAGTACATGAGCAATCCCAAGCGTCGGAAGTTGTGGGAACGCGCACATGATGCTTGGGTCAACTATCTGGAAGCCATGAAATAAAAAAGCCCCGGCAGGGGGACCAACCGGGGCTTGACCGCTCATGGATTGAAACGGTAGTCTTTGAAGTGCAAGCAACGAAGACGGGCGCGATCCTATCTGGATCTCCCCGGACAATCAAGTCCGTCCTCGTTCAGCCGTCTCAAGCCGGGTGCAAGTTCCGGTGTCCCATGGTGCGCCTCATCGTCCATGGTGCGGGTTGAATGTTCTGAGGACGCTAAAGAATCAGGACAGGCGTAAGCGATGACTGGCTCCGTCAGGCATAGGCGCTTCCAATCCCATTCCCGTGGGGTTTAGGGGGCGCTTTGCTCCAACTTCACCATCAGGCATAGAGACTATTCGCCGTGGTTAAGTGAATAGAATGACTAGAAAACTAGATAAAACAGGAGACACTATGAACTTGGAAGAAGTGCTAAGTATCCAGACAGAGTCCACCCGTATCCGGTGTCCTGTCTGTGCAGACTCACGCAGAAAGTCACACGAGAAAACCATGGGAGTGACAGTGGAACCAGACCGGGTGGTCTATCAGTGTTTTCACTGTGGAACATCCGGTGCAATGCGAAAGAGAACCTTCATGCAACAAGTACAACAGATCAAGACACCACCAAAGCACGTTGACCCACCGACCGAACATGTCCCTCAGATCGTCACAGAGTTTCTGGTTAAACGAGGTATCGACCCAGAGATTGCCAACCAGTTTCCGCTGGTCGGTTCAGAGAAGTATTTTGTAGGACTAGGCAAGGCTCCTGCGATTGGGTTCGTTTACGGAGATCCTCGCCAACCTGAAGCCATTAAATGGCGTAGCACCAACGAGAAACAGTTTACCCAGACCGGATCAGCCCGGTCCTTCTTCGGTATCAACCAACTGCCTCCAAAACTCTCTGACCTTGTGATCTGTGAAGGTGAGATGGATGTCCTTGCCTTGGCAGCAGCCGGTATCCCTGCGGTCAGTGTCCCGAACGGCGCACCCGCCAAGGTCACAGACGGCAAGGTCGATCCCAAGCAGGACGGGAAGTTCAGTTATGTGTGGGACGCACGGGAACTGATCGATAAGGTTCAGCGCGTGGTGTTCTTCCCCGACAATGACGAACCCGGACAGGCGCTCGTCGAGGAACTCGCCCGTCGCATTGGTCGTGCCAAGTGTTGGACGGTGACCTTGCCTGAGAAGGATGCCAACGAGACCCTCCAGAAACATGGCCCTGAGGCTTTGCGAGAAGCCCTAGGGGCCGCTAAAGCCCTCCCCTTGGAGGGCGTGTACCTCCCCGAAGATTTCAACCCACAGATCATCAACCTCTACGAGCAGGGCGTGGTCAAGGGGGCGAGTACAGGAATGCCGTCACTTGACAAGTTGTACACCATCCTTCCGGGTCAGTTGAGCGTGGTCACTGGACTGCCCGGTAGCGGTAAGTCCGAATTGATTGACCAGATATGCGTCAATATTGCTATGCAAAAGGGGTGGAGATTCGCGGTCGCATCGTTTGAGAACCCGCCCAGCATGCACATCGCTAAGTTGGCGGAGAAGGTCATCGGTAAACCGTTCTTCGGTGATAACCGAATGTCCATCAACGAGCGTGATGCCGCCATGCATTTCCTCAACCAGCACTTCGTGTTCCTCCAGTCCCACGACGGAGCGCCATCCACAGTCCAGTCCATCATCGACCGAACCAAACAGGCGGTCATGAGAATGGGTGTGCGAGGACTGATCATTGACCCCTACAACTACCTCCAAATGGACACCGACTCAGAGCATCAGGCGATCAGCAAGATGCTGACTGACATCGTCCTTTTTTGTAAATCTCATGACATCCATGCATGGTTCGTCGCCCACCCTGCCAAGCAACTCCCGGACAGCGGGGTACCCAAGGGGCAGCACATCAGTGGGTCGGCTGCTTGGTTTGCGAAGGCAGACATGGGTGTCACCGTCCATCGCCGGGGTGATCAGACTCAGGTCCATGTGTGGAAGTCACGGTTCAAATGGATCGGGGCAGTCGGTGAGATCGAACTGCTCTACGACCTGCCGACAGGACGTTACAGTGACAAGCCTGACCCGACACAAGGTTACGATTGGGGTGCCTTGTGAGACCCATCATCAAACTAGAACCGTGGGAATACGAGTGGGCATCTCATGTCGGTGCGCGTCGATTCATAGAGAACTGGTCGAGGGACAATGCCAAGCACTACGACAGCGCGAGGATGGAAGATGACCGCACCGCACAAGTCGCCGCTTGTGTGTCGGAACTCGCAGTTGCTAAATACGCCAACAGATTCTGGTCTGGTCATGTCTGGTCACTCAAACAACACGCTACGCATAAAGGCATGGCAGATGTCGGAGACAATATCGAGGTGAGGAGGCTGCGTACCCGAGAGAGCGCAGCGGTTCGACGGCATCAGGTTGGAAAGGGGCTTGTGCTGTTTGTGGTCAAGCCAGTGATGCCTGAACTTCGGGAGGTAGAAATTTACGGCTGGATTCAATACGACAGGGCGTGGGAGTTGGGAACTCCGACCGACTACGACCCTGACAACACCCGTGAGATCGGTCCTGAGAATCTCAAACTTCTGTGAGAAAAACCCCGACACCATGACAGGTGCCGGGGCTGTTTTGCTATCTACTGTTTAGACGCATAATCACTCGCCCACTTCATCGCCTGATCACGAGAGCCTTTGAAATAAACGAACTCATTACCGCTCGTAAAAGCCACCCAGCGGTCTTTCCAAAAGCGACCCGGCGATGCAAACACATACACCACCGGGTTGCCTCTCTTGTCGGTGAAAGTCCTCATTTAAAACGGAGGATCTGAGATTTCATCTTTGTCGTCTAGATCCCACCCTCCGGGGGGAACCATGATCGACTCTTCGATGCGGCTCACCTTGTCGAGCATGAGCGCGAGGTCACGTTCGATGCGAGACACTGCTTGTGCCAGTGCTACGTCATGTCGAGCCGTTGCAGCGAAGGCTTCAGCCTTCAGAAGTTCAAAGTCTGCTTCATTCATTGATGTTCTCCTGATGATTTTTGTATTGCTTTTCCAAATGTCTTTTTGCTTCGATCTTTGCGTTCTGATACGCAAAGAATTTGCGAGTGAGATCGTCAGCCAATTGACTGACGGTCTTCGCATGTTGCTTGCGAATCAATTCAAACTTGTTGTTCTCTTTTTCCAACGCAACCTTGAGGAACTTGTACTCCAACTCCAACTGTAAAACAATCGGGTCACTCACTTGATCTTCCACGTTGCAATCCTCCATGCGACGAACATGAACACCGAGAACACCATCATGCGTGGGAGCATGAACCAAAAGAATTCCCAAGTCATGACTGCACCTCGACATCTTTTACCTGATAGCACTCAATGAAATCGCGACCGAAGGCGCGTTCAAATCTTGCATTCGCAATTCTCTCCGCACCTGCCTCGTTGATGCCCTTGGTCACAAACCCAATATGGTCGGGCTTGCCAAAATTTGCCACAGGGTCATGCTCGTGCGGAGCAATTGCGAAAGTGACCAGATAAGTTTTGAAGTGTTGGCTGTTCATGCTGCGTCCCCTGTGGCTTTGGCGAGGGCGGCTCGGGCGGTGTCTAATACGCTTTCCACCTCATCGCGTGAGTCTTGATCGTCGCTTGATTCGTCACCGAACAACGGCAACGCCATCGACAACACGTTGACGCAGTTTTGTAGTGCGGTCAGCAACTCGGGGGCGGCGGCGATCAGTCGAGCGTCTGCCTCGCTCATGGGCGACGGGTCAGCGATAGTGAACCCATCTGCGTCTACGATAGTGCAATAGTTTTCTGGGGCGTCCGGTACATTGTCCGACCAGTACCAAGGCGCGGGGGTGTGTTGAGTGGTCATGCTGCCTCCGATATCACAGGTAAGGTGTCTGCCTTGGGATCGGTCGTGAACAACGCTCCGGCATCGTTGCCCTCGTCGTCGCGACTCGCCCATACCAGATGCCCGTTGTCTAAATGGATCACAACGCTGCGCCCGTACCATCCAAGTTTGTCGGCTTCCTCTTTGTCGAGGTAACGCACCGCAACGATCCTTCGACCAAGCAGTACTGATGCCGCGACTCTTGACCAATGTTCCTGTGGGTTGTTGATGGTGTTCATGCTGCCTCCAAAATCTGAATGACCCTGTTCTTGCACCGGGCAACTTCAATTTCAGACAACGCCTTCGACAGGTCTTCTGCAACGGCGGTTGCCTCACTAAAACCACGCTCGTCGGATGCCGTGACTGCAAGCACAAGGGCGAGGGTCAGCGCATCTTCGGTGGTGTTGAGTTCTGGCAATTTGAGTTTGGTGAAATCTATTTTTCTCATAGTCACTCTCCTGTTTAAATGCTGATTGTTTTCTGATCGATGATCACGGTCACGCCCATATCCTTAATGTCGAAAAGGTTACGGGCATCAAAGGTCTTCTGACGCATGAGCGCAGCGAACTTCTGAGCAAGGTCGTTGACCGGATAGAACTTGATGCTGCCGTAGACACTACGCTGTTCCACGATGACGTTCATGTCGTTCTCCTGTGTTTTAAAAAATGCGTGGGTGGCTTTTAACCTTGGTTCTTACACTAGTCCCCACGCAAACTAGTGATGCAGGACATTCAACCTCCTAGTTAGACGCGATACCCAGAATGTCCAAGCCTCTCTCGCGTCTACTGTGTCAATGTTGCGAAGTATAGTCTTGCAGTTGTGAAGTTGTCAACTCTTCACGTTCCAAACTTTCGCTCTCCTCTTCGCATACGGGTTCAAACTCCATGCTTTCGCAGTAGGGACAGACCTCGCCCTCAAAGAGGGTGATCCATTCCCGCCCGATCCCGTAGTCAATAACTTCGCGTTCGCAGATGAACTCTGGTTCATCAAACTCGCACTCGCAGTTGCTGCACCTGTATTCGTTTTTCATGCGGCGTTCTTTCTCCAACCTTTCTTAAACCTGCGATCCCGCGAATAACCCAAAAGTCTCGCAGCCATAAGTACCGGGAAAAGCAATTCACCAGACGTAGCGTTTGCTGGTGAGAGTCTGATCAGCGTCGGCACATCGCCCACGATCCCGACCAGCACTCCAATTTTGCGGTCACCAGCGTTGCAGACAACCGCTTTGGTTTTTATTTTTTTTGTATTCATCTCACGCCTCCTCGATGTCCATCTCGCTATAGTCTGCTACGCCGATGTCGTAGCCCTGTTTGTAAGCAAGACGAATCTCTTCGCTCCATGCATCTACGGCGTCTTGGCTCTCCTCGTTGCCGAATGTCCGTCCATCGTAGTATCCGCGAGCGAACCAATACGCTTCTTTTCTGGTTAGGTCGTTATTCATAGATCTCATGATTGCACTCCTTGGGCTACTTCAGCCCAACTAAAATTGCGACCTAAACCTTTGATCGTTTTCAATCCACGCTCACGCGCCAGTTCTTCCATCTGCAAGGCACGGGCGTAGAGATCGGGATGCCGCTCACGCAGATCGGCAATCTCTTCGCGCTTTGACGCTGGGCAATGGAAGCAAGACGATTTCGCCGGGATGGGCAACCCTGCCGCAGCGATCTCAGTCTTGCAGCGGTCACGATCCCAGCCCCACTCAATGAGTGGAAACCGATTGCGATAGCCATCAGCAGCCTTGCCTTCAGCCTTGAACCGTCGAACAGAATCTCGCGGCCCTGCGTCATAGCCCACGCATTGCACAACATCCTGACCACGCGACCATGCAATCTGCGCGGGAACCCAGTTCTTAATGAACTTGCGTTGCGGATCGATCTTCCAGACGATGCTGCATTGGTGCTGACCATACGCAAGCGCAGGGAGAACACGATTTCTCATGCACGATTCCGACAGGCTCTTGTCGTTGCTCTTGGGTCGCGGATTCTTTACGACCGTGACGCAAGGGAATCCAACTTTGTCGAGCCATGCGTTAATGATCGGAAGGTACGCATACGTCTCTGGCTTCTCGTCGCCCGTGTCTGCGAATAAGATCAGATCGGGACGTTCGCCACGCTGCTGCATTCCGACAAGCATGGCAGTCGAATCGACTCCCATGCCGTAAGCGACAACTGTAGTCATGTTATCTCCAAATTGAGTTGACGCGATAGCGCGTCTCATAGCGCACCCCACCAGCGGATGCGCTACAAGCCGAGTTATCAGGCTGCGCTACGCAACTTTTCTCCATTTTAGTCAAAGCCATGCGCTTTGCCGCCATGGCTTTTCAAGGATCGCCTGACCGTGCTGAATCGCTTCGGGCAGCAGTTCGTTGGCAACGTCTGATAGATAAGAGTTGTCACCTTCTGGATAATTAGCCTCAACGCTCCACAACGCGGCAGCGTTATCTGTCAAACATACCCCGCCGCAATACACCGACAACACAACGCCGACATAAAACCATTCGCCGCGCTGCCATTCGTCAAGATAGAACTCGCCCTCACCCCCGTCAAAATCGTGAGGGGTGGTGGTTTCGTCTAATTCGATGGTCGCAACGATGGTCAACGGGCCAACGTCTACGCGGCGCGTGTCGCCAACGCAAACGTAGCGGTCAAAGGGTTTGAAAGTTTGCATAAGTACCCTGTAGATAGTTATTCGACGCAATAGCGCGTCCCATAGCGCACCCCATCAGCGGGTGCGCTACAGGCCGGGTTATCAGGCGGCTTCTTGCATTGCGGTCTGCTCTTTGCCAAGCAAAAATTCAGAAGCAGATCGTGCGAGGCTTGCAGCCTTGAAGATTGCTCGTTTGTCCTCGAGCAGGACACGCAGCCAGTTGTTCAGATACTGGGCGTGATCAAGTCGAGGGGTACTGCTGATCTGCAACTCCGCGCAGATGAAGGCAGAACTCAGTTCCGCGACCAATTCCTCAAAGGCGTAAGCGTTGTCTCCAAAGCGATTCAAGAGTCCACGCTTCAATCGTGAATCGTGACCCGTCCAATGCCCAAGTTCATGAAAGAGCGTCGAGTAATAGCATTCGGTCGCGCTGCTCGACTTGGTCGCTCTGAAAAGTGACTTAATCGGCATCGTGATGTAGTCGCCTATCGGCGAGTAACTCGCGCTGCCTTCTGGGCGGTGGCGAATGTCCGCGCCCGTCTTGGCGACCCATGCTTCGACCGCATCCAGATCTTGAACCTCGACCGTGTCGGTCTGTTCACCGTCGAACTTTCGAGCGAAGTCACCTTCGACTTGCTCAGAGTTGAAAACGGTCGAGTACTTGATCATCGGGAACACCGAAATCTTACCCTCGGCATCCTGCTTTTTGATCATGTTGAAGTAGGTGACGATATGACCCTTCGCACCTTTTTTGATCTGGCAGTCTTTGCTTGCCCATTGGTGGAACCCTGCCCAAGCATTGCTCTGGAAGGGAGTGAAATTCAGCATCAAGATGTTCACGCCGCGATAGTTTCTCTGAGTGATAGCGTTGAAGGGACGCAGCGAGGTCTTGCCCTTGTTGAAAGGGTTGACCCAATTGGCCCCGGCGGTTGTCATCTGTTCGATCACTTGGTTAGTGACCGTCTGATAAATGTCCATGCTTTGCACCTCAGCCTGTTTGTTTTGTGTTTGGTCTCATCAGGCAGCGCATGACGCTGCGACCGCAATCGGGGTGCGTATTTTCTTTCTCATGCGTGTTCTCCCTTAGTGACCTTTCGCGTCAACGACGGCGCTCATGACCGCGCAGAAAGTTGAGGCGAGAAGCCCTGCAAACACCGCTTGACCCCATCCCGCATCAGCAGGGTTGCCTGCGAACAGAATCAAACCCGTGAGGAACAAATTTAAAATTGATCCAAAAAGCATTGCTGTCGAAAGTTTCATGCTGTTCTCCCTTAAATACCGATTGCGTCAAAAATTGAACTAAGAACCATGTACAAAACGCTGCTGAAAAAGCCCGTGAAAACCGCCTCCCCCCAGAACTGCTGCTCTGGGTTGACCCCGAAAAGGATCGACGCGGAAAGTGCCATCGTGATCAGCGAAGCGCCGAACATTACGTTTGAAAGTTTCATGCGTGTTGCTCCAAAGACTAGGTGAGGGGTGGATCAGCGGCTGCGACGGGCGGGAACCCATACCGGAACCGCATCGACGGGATGCAGAATCCAACGACCGCGCTTGCTGTTCTTGATCGACTGCTTGAATGACTTGCTCATGGCTTGCACTCCATTTTGCTGTTTAAACTGTTGTTGACTTCACGCAATGCACTCTGCGAATGCACTCTGCGAAGTCTTGCGAGGTACTCAGTTCGTTGGGCATCGTCAGTCTTTCGGGCGGCTGCTGTACTTGCAGGTCATCGCCTTCAACCCTACGGATTCACCGATGCTTTAGGCTGACTCCCCTCGCGGGAGACCGGGCTGCTTGCGCTCATCCGGCACCAGAACCTCTTACCTTTCGGTGCGCTGTCTGGGGGCGCTTCCGACCGCGTTGCCGCTGCCGATGGAGCGAACTCTACGTATAACGGGTTAACAAGTCAACAAGTTTTTTCGTTAACATGATCACAACTAGCGTAAGTCATTGATCATCGGTTGAATTTAGTTGGAATTTTTTTTGCGGTGAGGTACTTTTCGGATCACTTGCAGACCTCAAAAGGGAACCGCAACAAGATCGAATCAGATCAAATATTGCAAAGTCACGGTAAAACAAGGGCAGAACTTATCATGGCAGGACTAACAGACGAATTCGGATTGACCGAAAAACAGCGGAAATTCGCGGAAAATGTCGTGGCGGGAAACTCACTCGCAGATGCTTACCGCAACGCCTATGACTGCTCAAACATGAAACCCGCGACGATCCAACGCAATGCGGTGGCGCTGATGGCGGACAACAGGGTCTCAACACGGGTCGAGACGCTTGCAGCGGAGCGGAGGCGGCAAAGTGAGGCAGTCACGGTTTCTGATCGGGATATGCTGGTCACCCTGCTCCGCAAGTGGAGCAAAGGTGACGAGTCTGCCACCAGTTCCCAACTGAGGGCCGCTGAACTCTTGGGAAAGGCTTGTGGACTTTACCGTGACGTTCTAGAGGATCATCGAGAGCGTCCCACCGAGTTGATCGCGGCGGAACTTGAGGCTCGACTCTCCAGACTCATTTCACCCAAT